AACTTAAATTTGATATTATAGCACAACTTGAAGGTTTAGATAGAAACGATAAAGTTGTAATAGTTATTGATTCAGTTGGTAACTTAGCTTCTAAGAAAGAATTGGATGATGCAATTAATGAGAAGTCAGTTGCTGATATGTCAAGAGCAAAGGCACTTAAAGGTTTATTTAGAATGGTGACACCATACCTAAATATGAAAGATATACCTTTACTTGCTGTAAATCACACCTACAAAGAAATTGGATTATTTCCAAAAGATGTTGTATCTGGTGGTACTGGTATATACTATAGTGCCGATAATATTTGGATTCTTGGTCGTCAACAAGATAAGCAAGGTACTGAAATTAAAGGCTATCACTTTGTAATCAATGTGGAGAAATCAAGATATGTTAAAGAAAAGTCTAAAATTCCTATTTCTGTTAGCTGGGACGGTGGTGTGCAGCATTGGTCTGGTTTGCTTGACGTTGCTATGTCTGGTAATTATGTTGCTAAGCCCAGTGCTGGTTGGTACGTACGGATTGATAAATCTACTGGAGAATTGGTGGAACCAAAAGTTCGAGAAAAAGACACCTTAAATGAAGAGTTTTGGAAACCAATACTAGAAGAAACTGACTTTAAGCAGTACTTATCAAATAAGTATTCGATATTAAATAATCAAGTCAGTCTTGCTAAACTGGATGAGAACTAATGGAAGAAGGAAAGCACTATCAAATTATTCCAGATAGAGCCGATGAGCAAGCTTGGAACGTGAGAATATTAAAAGGACCGTTCACTGAAACGGTTCTTAAATATGGCACCGTAAAGTTTAATGAAATTCCTAAAAACATGTCTTTTGACTTTAGTATTGTGTACACGCCTGATACAGAGTTAAAGATAACAGACACTAAACTGCAAGACTTTGCTGGATTTATGCTTGAGAAAATTATGGCTCGTGGTATTGAAGAAGGAAGTGTTATAACGAAAGAGGTAAAAGATGAAAGAAATAACTAAGACAGAGAGATTAGTATTATTAATGGATGAGATTGCAATTGCAAAAGGTAAGCTACAGCCACATGATACTGGTCACATACATACATCGATTAGTTACTTGGAATCAAGAGTCGATGAGTTAAAAAAAGAAATTGATGAAGAGTTGAGAAAAGCTGCATATGCCTACTAATTTAGAACAAACCATATTACGAAATCTTCTTACAGATGAAGAATATATGCGCAAGGTTTTACCATTTATAAAACCTGACTACTTTGCTGGCATATATAGGATATTATTTCGTGAGGCAGGTAAGTTTGTTGCTAAGTATAATAAGTTGCCAAATGCTGAGTCATTTAAGATTGAACTCGATCAGTCAGAAAAGTTAAGTGATGAGCAGTATAACTTGGCGATGGACATAGTTCCACAGTTATTTACTAATGATAAAGTAGATAATCAGTGGCTTCTTGATACAACTGAAAAGTGGTGTCAGGACAGAGCAATATATAATGCAATCATGGAATCAATATCAATAATTGATGGAAAACACGAAGAGCTAACAAAGGGTGCATTACCTGACTTATTAAGTAAGGCTCTTGGTGTTGGATTTGACTTAAAGGTTGGTCATGACTATACAGAAAATGTTGAAGAAAGATATGACTTTTATCATACAGAAGAAGATAGGCTACCATTTGATTTGGAATACTTTAATACAATCACTAAAGGTGGAGTTCCACGTAAGACACTCAACATTGCTCTCGCTGGCACAGGTGTCGGTAAGTCTCTGTTTATGTGTCATGTGGCAGCATCGTCTCTAGTGCAAGGTCATAATGTCTTATATATTACTATGGAGATGGCTGAGGAACGTATAGCTGAGCGTATTGATGCCAACTTACTTAATGTTCCTATTGATCAGCTTGATAAGTTATCAAAAGACATGTTTACTACTAAGGTTTCTGACATAGCACGTAAGACAACTGGTAAACTTATTATAAAAGAATATCCAACTGGCTCTGCACATTCTGGTCATTTTAGAGCACTACTTAATGAACTTAAATTAAAAAGACAATTTGAACCAGACTTAATCTTTATTGATTATTTAAATATATGTGCAAGTTCTAGAATGAAAGGAATGGGCGGTGCAATTAATTCATACTCTTACATTAAAGCAATTGCTGAAGAATTACGTGGCCTTGCGGTCGAGTTTAACGTACCGATCTTTTCTGCAACGCAAACGACTCGTTCAGGTTATTCTAACTCGGATGTTGGGTTGGAAGATACAAGTGAGTCTTTTGGATTACCCGCAACAGCGGACCTAATGTTTGCATTAATATCTACCGAAGAACTTGAACAACAAGGTCAGTTTATGGTTAAGCAATTAAAGAACAGGTATAATGATCCTACACAGCATAAAAGATTTGTAATCGGTGTTGATCGTAGCAAAATGAGATTATATGATGTGGAAGAAACTCAGCAAACTTTAACAGATGATACGCCAGTGTTTGATAAGACTCCAACTGGTCAAAGATTTAAGGATTTCAAACTATGATAAAAATTTTAGCATACTTATTTGCAGCCTTTTGGTTGTTAATAGTAACATTTATATTATGGCCATACGATAGCTCAGCAGGAGAGTGGAATGATAAACCGGTAATGTGCGAGCATAAAGAAATAGCACTTGAAGCAGTAAAAGCTAAGGGTGAGATTCCTTTCATTACCGCTGTCCAGAGTACAAAAGTTCGTGATCAAGATGGACTATCAGACATACCAGCACATGTGCCATTACAAATATTTGTAAACTTAAAAACAAAAACATTTAGCATATTAGAGTTTCATCCTTCATATGATAGCATATGTATTATTGGCTATGGAGATGACTGGAACTTATTAGGAGAAAAGAGTTGATAGCAAAATTAATATCTTATAGTAAGCCATCAGAATTTATAACTTATGGTGATGATTTTGACATGCCTAAAGATTGTCAAGATCTTATATCATATTGTGCAAGAGTTTCAAATCCGTCTAATCAGAGCAATACTAAAACAGCAGAAAAATTATTACGATATCTTGCTAAACACAAGCACTGGTCACCATTTGAAATGGTAAGTGCATGTATTGAAATTAATACTACCAGAGATATTGCAAGGCAAATACTAAGACATCGAAGTTTTAGTTTTCAAGAGTTTAGTCAAAGGTATGCCAATCCAGTAGAGGAGTTAGAGTTTGTTACACGAGAAGCGAGAATGCAAGATGATAAGAATAGACAAAGTAGTATCGAAGTTGATGATGAAACTTTCCAACTCGATTGGGAAAGAGAACAAAAGCGAGTTATCTGGATGTGCAAACAGGTCTATGCTGCGGCAATTAAAAAAGGAATCGCAAAAGAAGTAGCAAGAGCAGTATTACCTGAGGGATTAACAACTTCTAGATTATATATGAATGGAACTATTAGAAGTTGGATTCACTTTATTGAATTACGTTCAGGTAATGGTACACAAAAAGAATGCAGTGAAGTTGCTATAGCATGTGCTGAAGCAATATCAAAAATATTTCCAATGGCTAAGGAGTTTATCGATGAGCAATAAGTATACAGAAGACATGACTGGAACAGGAAGATTTATAGAACTACCTAAACAGGATGATGATCCAGAACCAGAAAGATATTATGACTGGATGCTATGGAAACTTCGCAAATTAAATGAAAAAAAGTGAAAAAAACTGTTTACAAAGCTTAAAAACTGTAGTATAATAGATCTATAAAATTAAAAAAGCGGAGATTATATTATGGGAATACATATTGGCAAACACAACAGGTCAACCTCATGGATTGGCAGGTTTGATCCACAAAATCCACAAGATATGCTGGAATATGAAATGGTTAAATCGGTTGTACGTTCATGCAACTCATCTAAGCGAAAATTTAGAGTGGAGAAAAAAGGTAGGAAACCTGTCAACGGGTTTACTTACTTTGGTGATCCTAAAGGAGGCATAAAGAATGCTACCTTATGGGATGTATATGTTTATAGGAGATATGCAATATGATTATAGTTGATTACAGCGGTATAGCACTTGCCAGTATTATTATTAATAAGACAAATGACGAAGACATGATTCGTCATATGATTCTTAACTCCTTACGTATGTATCGTACAAGATATAAAGAAGAATATGGTGACATGGTTCTTGCTGTGGACGCTGCAAATAACTGGCGTAGAAAAGCATTTCCTCAATATAAAGCTAACCGTAAAAAACATAGGGAAGAGTCTTCCTTTGATTGGAACGAAGCTTTTAGGATCTTAAACTTAGTAAGAGAAGAAATACTTGAAAACATGCCATATAAGGTCATAAAGATTGATGGTTGTGAAGCTGATGACGTCATAGGTACATTGGTAAGAATGAAATCTAAAGTCGAGTTTAATCCAGAAAAAATTATGATCGTATCTTCTGACCGTGACTTCTTACAGTTACAAAAATACTCTAACGTAAAACAATTCTCTCCTTTAAAGAAAGAAGAAATGATTGAGCCAAACGCAAGAGTGTTCTTAGAAAATCATATCATACGCGGTGATAAAGGTGACGGTGTACCTAACATACTATCTGATGATAATGTATTTGTCGAAGGCTTTAGGCAAACACCTATGTCAAAGAAAAAGGTTGATGCTATTATCGAAGATGTTAATGAAGGTGAGTTATTATATGCTGCATCATGGTATAGGAATTACTGTCGTAATAAAAAATTAATCGACTTAAGTGAAACACCATCTGATCTTAAAAAACAAATTATAAATAGTTATAATGAACAAGATCATTGGTTGAAGAAAGGTAAGGTATTTCCTTACTTAGTAGCCAAGCGTTGTAATAATTTGATTGAAAGTGTACAGGAGTTTATTTAATGAAACAATATGTTTTCGAAGTCCTTGAAGAAATGGCAAAGCAAAGAAATCGTAGTGATAAAGTTCGTGTCTTAAAAGAAAATGAGACATGGGCTTTAAAAGATATTATAAGAGGTTCAATGGATTCTACAGTTAAGTGGAACTTACCAGAAGGTGAGCCTCCATATACTGCAGCAGCAGCTCATAATCACCCTACTAACTTAGTAAAACAAAATAAACAGTTTAAGTTTTTTGTTCAAGGTGGTCCAGGTGATAAATTACCGAAATATAAGAAAGAACAAATATTCATAGGAATACTTGAAGGCGTGCATCCAGAAGATGCTAAGCTCGTTGTTAATATGATTAATAAGAAGAAAATCCCCGGAATTTCCAAACCAGTTGTAGAGGAGGCCTTTCCTAAACTACTACAGGACTAACTCTGCAACCTAACGAAAGGTAAAGAGATGGTACTACAACAACTTGAAAGAGATTTAGAACTTCACGCATTAAAACTTAAGAAAAGAGGAAGAGTTAATCGAATGGAAAAGATCGTTAAAAAACGTAATTTTGTTAGAAAGAAAATCAAGTTATTAAAAGTACAAGAGGATAAGTTTCAAATCAATTAATAAAAAAACTGTTTACAAACTGTGAAAAACGTGATACAATTATATTATTTAAAAGGTGATTATTATGAATATTTTTATTTTGGACAAAAGTCCAGTTAAAGCAGCTCAAATGCTATGTGACAGGCACGTACCTAAGATGATTGTCGAGTCTGCACAAATGCTTAGTACTATACATCGAATGCTCGATGGCACACCAGAAAAACGCAGGTCAAAATCTGGTAAGACAATGCAACAGTACTATTCATTTGGTGATGAGCGTGATGAAATGTATTACCTTGCAGTTCACAAGTATCATCCATGTACTACATGGACAGGCAAAACTGACACAAACTATAAGTGGCACTATGAACACTTTGTAGCAATGTCTGACGAGTTTGAATACAGGCGCGGTAAAAAACATGCAACATTTGAAAAACTTGGTAAGTTTCTAGAAAAAACTCCTATAAATATTCCTGTAGGCGGTCTTACCGAGTTTGCCCAAGCAATGTCACACTACCCTGATTGTATGGTCCCAGGTGACGCAGTCCAAGCATATCGAAATTACTACCATAAGGCAAAACAATTTGCCAATTGGAATTGGAGACGGCCAGCCCCTGACTGGTGGAAAGGATACCAAGGTGCCTAAGTATACAGTAAAGCCTTTAGAAGAAGGCGATGAATATGACATTGAATGCAGCTCAGATGAGCTTCAAGATTATCTCAAAAAACATAACTGCATAAAA